GTGCCGTCCACATAAAAAGCCATAATGTTATTTTCGCCTACGTCGTTACGATACCAACCGTCTTTATGAACAGCCGGGGCTTTTGTTTTCTTCTTTGCTGGTTTCTTCGGTGCCGCTTTCTTTTTTGCCATCATTGTCCTTTCCGACATTTAACTTTGGCAAACTTCTCACAATTTCGTCCCTTTTTTCTTTCTCTTTAGGGTGGACTTTGTACCAAGCATCAATAATCAAATCGGCAGCTTCTTTGTCAAATGGTACACCCTCAAGCCCACTAATGCCCGTAACGAACCATTTATTACCGCCTAAGTAATGTTTTGAGATAACTGGTATACCATTCCATCCTAAAGCCACCATTGACCTTTCATTTGAATAGCAATTCGGTTGACCTTCTAACATAGCAACGCAATGTTCGTGCGTACGTTTAAATTCTTTCTCCTTCTTAGCTTCTCGCCGCTCCCTTAATATATCAAAGAGTGATATTGATTTATTTTTCGCCATTTATGCCTTCTTTTTACCTATGTGCAATATCTGCGCAGCCAATCTGAACAGGAATCTTTTGCGTTTATTGACCTTCGGATACAGTATCGCTTCGGCCATATCCATAAAAAACTTTGTCTCTTCGCCCTGAACCATTGATAAAACATCTTTCAATATGTCATTATGCAGGGCCACATCTTCCGGCGTCTCCATCCTGGTAAATATTCTTTCCAGTTTATAGGCGAGAAAACTCGGTCCCGCCCTTTGATATGATATGTATAAACCTCTACTCATTTAATTCTCGGCTCCAGGCGGCAGGTAAAGCCCACTCTTGCTCGGACGAATCCCGGCTACCACTACAAAGTTGTCGGTCGCTGAATCTACCGTGGCCTGCAAAGCCGCGTTAGCCGGAACCTTCTTTAAGTCCTCAAGCGGTACGTTTAGCTGGCCGCCGTTTTGCATAACTATCTTCCAGAGCAGATTGTTAAGCGCGGTCTGTGTGTTCTCCTTGCCATGCCTCGCTAATCGCCGTCTTATCGTCCTTGTTGCGTTCATGCCACCTCTCGCCTTACCTCAAAATCGGCAAATATAAAACATTTCCGCTTTTGGTCATATCCTATATTTCCATTAGCTAATAAAGTGTCTTCTCCGTTTGCCCAAATCATAAGCTCTCTATATTCTTCGTCGCATAGTTCGATAATTTTAGTTTCACCCTCTTTGTGTCTATCTATTCGCTCCATCATTTTCTCTAATATAGGCGTTGTTTTGCTCATACCGCGACTCCCGCTTTGACTATTCCATGAACAACGCCCATCTCGGCCTCTGACTTTGTTTGCCGAATAACCGCATCAACAATCTCGTCTATGGCTTCATCTTCAGAACGCCCCTTTTTTTTCTTAGATTCTATCAAAGCCCTGGTTTCATCGGCCGCCTGGAAAAGCAAATCACATATATTCATTACGCCTCACCTCCCGTTGCCGCAGCCAGTACAGCAGTTCGCTCGGAAAAACCTATTATGAATTTTCGGCCATCCCAGGAAATGCCCGCTGGCACTGTCGTTACTTCAGATATATTCTTTGAATCCATAGCTCCGTAATTCATAGGAACGCCCGCTCTATAGTATAAAGCGAATTTTTCCAGATTCGTTAAACGCAATGGTTTGAAGCCTGCTATCACCTGTCGATTGATTACATCAGAAGCAATTATCGACAATTCGTTAGGTGTAACTGGTTTCTTTATCATTCCCCACCTCCTGCCACCGCAGCCAATACACTTGTCTCATCTACCGGACCCTGTATGTTCTTGCTTGCCTTCATCGCCTCAATCGCCATTAGCTGCTGTCGTTCTTGGGCTGTTGCTTCATTTTCAAGCCTGACCAATTCTTCCCATTCTTCTTTCGGGACGATATTCTTCTGCGGGAAATCCAGCGCTTCATTTATATCGTTTGCCGTCTCATACTGGCGGTACATGTGCCGAATTTGAGGAAATATCTCCAGAAGTGGACTCACCGCGTCCATCGTGGACTGTATGGGTTGTAATGCCTGGCTTACCTTTTGGGCCTGCGCCAGTTGACCAATAAATACCGGCTTGACACCTATGCTCGTAACCACTTTTCCAAGCGTACTCATTACAATATCGGCGATATTCGCCATTATATCGGGAGCAAACGGGCCGCGACCTGCTTGGATCTCAATGTCCATCATCCGGTCGTCAGTGGTATTAAGATATTTACTGTGGGTCTCGATAGCCGGACTTAATAAGGTCGCCTTTTCGCCGGCTAATTGCCATAAGTGATAGGTTGCCACCGGCGCTTTATTTGCGGCGGCAAGGTCGGTGAACATCTGGAACATATCAATATAAAACCATCGCTTCAAAGCATTGACCTTCATCTCTATCATATCTTTGTTCAGTACAATATCGCCTATCATATCAATTGCCTTGGGCGATTTGTCGTATTCATTATTATCGCTTGCAAACATCCTGCCTTCGGGCGATAGTGCCAGCCTGCCCTTCATAGTATCGAGTGAGATTGTTGGAGGACGGTTCTTCAACTGCATATTCTCAAGAAATTGCTTATCTATCTGCTGTAAGCTCAGGCAGTCCCAAACAGCATAAAAAGCAGGCGTGCGACTTGTAGCTTCCCACGGCTTCTTGTCAAAGTTCCACACGGCGAACGGCTGGCTGAAATCGCCAACATCGTCATTTAAGGGTGTGTCCTTCTTATCGCTGTCTGTGAGGTCGAGGAAATAAACCGAAAACCATTTATAGTTCTTATTTGCAGGCTTCTTGAATCCACCCTTCCACAGTGGGTCGGTAGCTTTGAAACATGCGCGATAGACAGTAAACACATCGTCCATTTGACCCATCCGCAATGCTGTGACTACCGAAATGTTTAACTTGGCCTCGCTTTTAGTGTAATTCGCGTCATCATTCTTGACAAACTTATCGAATATCTTCTTGGCGGTCCAGGTATCGTCCTTGACCATGCAGCCTTCGACCTCATTGTATTTGTCGTAATAGAGCCGGATATTCTTATAATGCTGAGGCATCCACATCGTACGCCGTTCGAGTATGTTCTCCTCACCGAATATTACGGGGCTGCCAAATGTTACCCCATCGTGCGTGAACTGGGGCTGAACATCGTAGAAATTAGAACGCTGATAGGCGTCGGACATCTCCTCTTTTATGTCCTGTGTCCAAATGTCCAGCTCGTCAACCCCTTTCAGTCCTGACTCCTGCATCTTGTATCTGAACCAGTCTATATTCTTCGAGACAAGCGAACCCTGAATACCTGTAGCCATCATGCGGGAATACCACGAGCCGGAACCGTTGTAGATACTCTCGCCAACCAGTCGGCCTTTGTCGTCGGTTTGGATTATCTCGTCGCTGCGGAAGTAAGTGGTTATAACGTCCCTGTTACGATTGGCCTTGACGTAATCTGTGTCCTTCTCCTTCCAGCGGTCAATAACCCTGTCGTATAATTTTTTATCAGTCCATAACATAAAAATCCTTTTGAGCGGGCAATAAAAAAAGACGGCTATGTGTTAGTGTGGTTCCACACAACCGTCTTTAATTATTCTTACGCTGACCTCAAACTGGCCGGTTATCGGTCAGGCCCGTTACTTAGTTTTTAATCGAATCCGTGTCTGTTCATAAATTACCTGGTTCCATAATAACTATTGTCATGGCCGTCTGGGTATCTTTCAACAAGGCTTGGGTATATACCTCCCTCTCCATTGCTTGCTCCACATAGATTTATTGCTTCATCGATTACTTCCTTTTTACTCCTAAAACCAAACTTTCTCAACTCCGGGTACATTTTAACCGTGTCGCCCGTAATTGTTAACCCCTCTTTGTAAATTATCATACATCCATTCTTTTCTATCCACCCCTTGCCAGTACCACACTCTTCGCTCATTATGTCATAGAAGCTATCTATTTCAAAGGCAGGGTTAAGGATGTGCCTCGCCATCTGCCTCGCGCCTTCTTTGGTGCCTATGCGCTCGCCAATAAACCAACCAATACAAAACGCAACCGCCAAAAGTATTGGTAAAAATGCTATGTAACTTTTCATAACTAACTTATTTTCTTATGGAACCTCTTTGCTGCTTTCACGGTTTTGAATCGGCGGATAGTTTTGCCCTTACTCTTTCCGTGACAATGCTTGACTGTTTTGCCTTGACGCATAATTATGCTCCAACCAACGCCGAAATACCTAATGTCGGCGGGACGAACTCCCTGGTCAATGAACTGGCGGCCAACCGCCTGTTTTTCTTGGCCTGCTCTGATAAAGCCATCACCGGCTCTGATGTCTTTGTGGCCTGACCGGGCGCTGTTATAGAACCAAAGTCCTGCTTATCGGCCTTCTTGAAACCACCTGAGAGGGCAGTAAGACCTACCCCAACACCAGCACTTAAAAGCGCCGAACCAATTACCGCAGGTGTTAAAAAGGGGTCATCGCTCTCGGTCATTTTGGCCTCCCTTCTGATTCTATGCGCTGAAACATAATAACAATCTTGGTGAAGCACATCATACATATCTTTCTTGACTCTTGATAATATGTTTTAATAATAAAATCACGGCTTTTGGCTGGTACGTCTTTGACTGATTCCATTATAATATTATTTTCCTTGATGCTATCTCCGCATTGACTACATTCGTCCATCTGGCCGCCTTTCCATTTTTCTCGTAGCTTCACTCATTACATATATAATCGACTATCAAACTGAATTTGTCAAGAACTTTTTTTAATTATCTCATTCCTCGCGTTAAAACGCTGTTATTGTAGGCTTCAGCGGGCTTTACAAGATTGCCTGACCATGGCTTTGTTCTACCTAACCGCTGGCCGCCGATACTCATTGTGACCCAAGCAACGCCCAGACATTGAAACATATCCGCGCCATCAGCCGACCAGTCATCTTCCGGCTCATTTTTGAATTTCAGTTTGTTGTCATCCCACGCATACCGATAGAACCCTAAACATTTAATAAGCCGCGGTGTCTTTTTGGCATCGAAGAAAACGTGCGGGAAAATCATTCTCGCCGCCTGGATACTGTCGCCCTTGCTTTCCACCCGCTCAACTATTGTTACTGGGCCTAATAATTCCCGCATAGTATCAATGAGCGGCGTTTCCGTCTCCCTGCTGCGGTTGCGTGCATCGTGAGGGACGTAATGATGACCATAAATGTAGGGCTTTCTCTTGACCTCGCCACAGTGATATACAATCCCGCGCCCCACTAATTCGTGATAGTCTATGATGTGGACTTCCTCTCGAATGAACTGGACAAATCCTATGGCGGTCGGATGCCCTACGCCGAGGTCCCAGAAGGTATAAACCAACTCGTTCTCCTGGTAGGGCAAAAATCTTATCCTGCCATCAGCTCTGACCTTCTCCATCTCAATACCGAATACGGCGCCTTCGACGGACTGCTCAAACGCTTCTGCAGAAAAACTCGGATGCTCTCGCTTCATCAATTTGCCCAATCCCATCGCGCCATCGCGGGTCAAGGCATACCACGCCTTCTTGCGGTCGGTAAGTTCGATGTTGTGGTCTGTTCTCAAAAATTCAAAGTACCGTTCCAGTTCATCACTTATCACAATGCCTTCGGGGTCAGTCTCATTTGCTTCTTCGCCCTGCCAGTCGTAGAAATGGGATTTACATTGTTTCTTTTTCAGAGGAACGCCCGTTTTCTTGCTCGCTGCTGTATCAGCCATCGCCTGCATACAAGCATCGTAGAAGTCTCCGGCTCCACCCTCCGCAGTGCTTTCATTCCAAAAGTAACTGCCCTCATGCAAAGCCGGCATAGTTCCGGTCCGTAGTTCTTCGGCCTTTTTGGGATATTTAGCGCACATCTTGCCGTGCTCTGATACATGCAGGGCGCGGAGCGTGCTGGACCGCATTGACGTAGCCACCCTCAACCAACTATTGTTTGCCAACCTTAGTTCATTGGCATCGCATTTTAAGGCCGGTATCCGCTCTTTAATTGTTTCAGGTAGGTTTTGGTACGGGTATTTTATCTTCGTCTCAAAGATATGCTGCACGTCTTTGAGTGTGTGAGCTATGATCCCCGCCTCGATATTGTCATTCCATAAGCATAAATCAAGTATAATCAAATCTATCAATGTTGAAAATCCGCGCTGTCTCGCTTTAAGCAACTGATTCCAATACCACATATTATCATAGAAATGCCGTTGGCATGGCTTCATCTTAAACTTGACCTTATTGGAGTCCTTATCAATAATCCAATACAGGTTATTGAGCCGCCATAGAGGGTCGGTGAGCTTATCCTTCATCGATTGGTATGCCACTACCACTACTACTAACCTCTCTTATTAAATCAGCCAAAGCATCTGTTATGCCGTGTTTGCGTTCCTGCACGTCCCGCCAATTTTCTTTATCACGATTCTTTAACCAGAATATACAAGCCGTTGTGTCTGGAGCGTAATGCTTGATGATGTTGGTTTTAGTTATGTGGCCTTGGTGATTGCTAATGTGTGTGTCGGGGTGCGAATAGCCCAATGCTCTTTGGTAGAGCGATTGTACTACCTTTTGGTCTGCAATATCCTTTCCCTTTTTTAAGGACTCAAAGAATTGCGGGAATTTCTTTTTCCAATTGTTTATAGTTTGCTCTGTTACGCTGAATATCTCGGCCACATCTTTGTCTGTGAAGCCCTTTTCAGCCAATACCAATGCCTGGCGGTTGTATGTGTGTTTGTACTTGGTTGGCTGGCCAGGGCTGGCAAGGGCAGTGACTTTATTCGATTTCTTTTTTTTCGCTGCCCCTGCCTTCTTTTTATGCTTCTTCATCTTCAATACCAAATAATCTTTTCTGACAGTTTGTTAATGGCCTGTAAAGTCTTTCTGTGAGCTTTCTGACCAACCTCAAGAGTATAAGGTTCTGGACTGATATGTCAACCCTGTGCATATATGCGTGAAGCCAGAGACAACCACATTTCCCATTATCCAGTTCGTGCCGTAATTGGGGGAATATCTCTTTGGGTTCTATGTGGCAGGATTCAAGAAAAGCACGGTCAAGCACTCCGCAGCCTTCACAGCAATAGCCGTCGCGGATTTTTACACCCTGAGACCATTCGGCGTCCTTGTCGTTTTGAGGCTTCACGGTTGCGTATTATACCATAAAAGCGTGTATTACGCAAGAGAGAGTTGTAATTAAAGGGTGTTTGGTGCCTAAAATGTTTTTTGAGGCTTTAGACGGAGGCTTCATTTCGGATACTCACTCCATTCCCTGCCGTCTAACATACAGCCTGCCAGCTTTTTGGTAACACGGAAAAAGGTGGTATTTCCAATTCTGGTTACTCGCTTCGGGTAAAAATTATAGGTCTCTATTTTCAGGGCGTATTTATCGGCTCCAGACAACCACTCCCCCCACTGCTTAAAGAAGAACGGTACTCCCGCAGCTACGCATTGATCACGAATGCTCCTTACCCAGTCAGGGTGCATCGGCCTTGCGCCCGGGCCGGATTCGCCGCCGACTACTACCCAAGAGATTCTCTTGGGACAATTACTACAATCGGCAAGCGGGCCTTCAATCCATTCTACACAATCAATACATTTGGCCAATTTCAAATCGCCCACATCCGCCAACAGCGGCTCAAAACTTATAAACCTTACTGCTGCAAGTATCTTTCGGAGTTCGTCCGCCTTCCACATCTCATCAGGTGTGCATATTGATACGCCGAGATGGACGTTGGGACAGCATGACAATTCATATAATTTGCCTATCCCGCTAAAATATTCAAACATTATATGTGGCCGCTTCGTTAATATCTGAAAAGTGTGCTGTGGACATTCTTCTATTACAGCCATTACCTTTTCAATAAACTCAAACGGCACTTGAGGGTGGAACAGGTCGCTCATAGAGCATACGAATATCCTGCGGGGCTTGCGCCAGTGGCGAGGGTCGTTGAGTACGCACCGATTAGTCCCAATATCTCCAGTCCACTTCCTTGTAGTTTTGTTAATCGCTTTCCCATAAGCTATTGCGGTTACGAGATTCCGTTGG